ACAGTATGTAAGGAGGTGAGCACTTTGCCCGGAAGCGCCAGCCAGGATGACCGCCGAATATCCCTCGAAGGCGAGCTGACCGATGAAATCAAAATCGACACATCGCTGATCCCCGAGCACGTCCGTATGCACCTTGCAGCAAAGACACTGGAGTGTTTCAAAGCATTTTTAGCTGTTCCCGGCAATGCGGAATGGCTGGACGAACAGGTTGCCACAATGAAAGCGGCCGAGGCTGCAGCAATTCGAAAGGAGTGATGAAGATGGCATATTACCGGACTTGCCCGCTTTGCGGGAGCAATAATGACCCGGGTGAAGCCTGTGATTGCCGCGCAGAAACGAAAAAAGAGTCCGCCCCGGCGCAACGGGAACGGACTCAGGCAAATGGATACCCGTACACAGTTTACCAGCCGGGTCGAGCCGCGTCAAGAACAAAGGAGGTGCGACCGTGGCTGAAGAGCTGAGAGAGCTCCGGCTTTCCAAGCAGATACCGGCCAAGGATATGGTCGCGGTGGTACAAGCCATCTACCCCAAGTACGACAAGACCGTTCAAAGCAAGTGCGAGAACGGAGACGCCTACGGCGTGAGCCTGCGGCCAGACGCGATGGCGGCGCTCTACGCGCACTTCGCACCGGAGCTGGCAGAGGGCCGCAAAGCGGTCAAAAAGGACGCGCACCGGCTGACCTGTCGTATCTCGGCAAGGCTTGAAACCGCCGACTACGAGGCGTTGCAACGGCTGATAGAGGCTGAGGGCTACGCCACCACACAGGACTGGCTGACCGCCACATCGCAGAGGCAGGTGAAACCGAATGAACTACGATCTGCCAGACCACCCCGTTATCCAAAACATGGAGCGCACCGGCTACCCGGACGGCAAGGAGCCGACCTTCCCGATTTGCCCCGTCTGTGGTGAAGAGTGCGAGGAAATTTTCAGAGACAAAGATTTGAATATCGTCGGCTGCGATATCTGCATCAAGCAGTCCGACGCATGGGAGGAGCCGGAGTGCTTCCCCGGAAAGGAGCATTGATGAAAGGACTGGTTATCACTACCGAAAACAAGATGCAGGTCAGGGAGTTCGGCGAGCCTGCCTATGAGACCATCGGAAAGGCTGTCGGCGGATGGATCGAGGTCGTACACCCGAAGGGCCTGCCCGATCCGTTCTGCATGGTTGTCAACGAAGAGGGGTTGCTGCACGGTCTGCCGCTCAACCTGTTTGGCTGCATTCTCTACGATACCGTGCGCCACGGAAACCCCATTGTCGGAGACATCGTAATTCTCAAAGAAGGCTTCACCACGCCCGGCGAGAGAGACTTTATCGGGCTGGACGAGGACGACATCAAATTCCTCGGCGCAATGGCCGTCAGTCTGAGCGGCGGCGGCATCAAGTGGGAAAGCGAGGCGCGATAATGGCAAAGTTCTATTTTACCTACGGCACGGACGGTCAGCCGTTTTTCGGTGGCTGGACTGAGGTCGAAGCCCCGGACGCTCACGCGGCCTGTGCTGCATTCCGCGCCTATCACCCCGATAAGACCGAGGGCTTAGTGAATTGCTCCAGCATCTATGACGAGGAGAAGTTCAAGCTGACCGAAATGTACCGGGAAAGCAATTTCGGTTTCCGGTGCCACGAAATCATCACTCTGCGGCGCGAAGCCGCTACCAACTGAAAGGAGCTATCACCATGATTAGAAACCCGAATGACATCCAAGAGGGCGCGAAGAAAATCCGCATGCTGATCGCCGGCTATCCCGGCATCGGAAAATCCACTCTGGCGCTGTCCGCCCCCAATCCCCTGCACATCGACGTTGACTTCGGTATCGACCGCATCGAGCCGCGCTACCGCAAGCCGTACATCCAGCCCCAGAGCTACGACGAGATCCTCGGCGATCTCACCCCCATCAATCTTCAGGACTTCGACACGCTGGTTTTCGATACCGGCGGCAAGCTGATCTCGCTGATGTCCCTGTGGGCCATCAAGAAAGACCCGAAGTATGGCCAGCGCGACGGCAGCCTCTCCCTCAAAGGCTACGGCTTTGTCGGCAAGGAATTCGTCCGGCTGATGGACTACTGCTTCTATGAGCTGCAGAAGAACATCGTCATCGTGTTTCACGCCACGGAGGAAAAGGACGGCGACAACACCCGCCTCCGTATCAAGGTCGAGGGCCAGACGAAAAACAACGTCTGGGAGCCTATGGACCTGGGCGGCTTCGTGGAGATTTACGGCAATGACCGCACCATCGGCTTCTCCAACTGCGAGAGGTATTTCGCCAAGGGGACGCGCGGTATCTCTGGCATTCGCAAAATCCCCGCACTCGGCCCGACCAGCCCTAACGACTTCCTGACGAAGCTGTTCGCCGAGTACAACGCCAAGGCCACCGCCGAGGTCGAGCAGAACGCAGTCGATCAGGCGGCATACGAGGCCGCGATGGTTGAGGGCACGGCCATCATCGCCGACATTGTCGATGCAGACACCGCCAACGCCGCCATGCCGAAATATCAGGCCATTAAGCACGCGCTGACCTCCAACAAGGAGCTGGGAGTTCTCTGGAACAAAAAGATCAAGGAATGCGGCCTGTTCTTCGACAAGGTTTTGAAGAAATACACGCCCGCGCCCGAGGAGGCAAAGGAGGCGGAGTAAATGGGACGCTACCTGATGACCCATTCCCTGTTGGCGTCCTGGCTCTACACCATGAAAGAAAACCCCTACGAGGACATGACGACAGAGCGCGATCCGATGGGCGAATTCATGCAGACGCTGCGCCGTGAGCCGACGCCGACCACGGAGGCCATGCAGAACGGCATCAAGTTCGAGGACATGGTGACGGACATCATCAACGGCCGCGCCGATCCCAACGATCCGTGGTATGCCGCCGCAGAAAAGGTCGCCCGGCGCTGCGCCGGTGGCGTCCTCCAGTACAAAGCCAAGAAGATTGTGGAGGTCGGCGTATGAGCCTTCTTCTGTATGGCCGTCTGGACTGCTTGAAAGCGGGGGAGATCATCGACATCAAATTCACCAAGAGCTACGACACCGGCAAGTTCTTTTCCAGCACACAGCACCCCACCTACTTCGAGTTAATCCCCGAAGCGCGGCAGTTTACCTACATCGCCAGCAACGGGCGCGATGTATGGCCGGAAACATACTTCCGTGAGGACGCTCCCAGCATCTTCCCTGTCA